ATTTAGTAAAAGAGCAGACAATATTAAAGCGATTGCCGATGCAAAACGAGCCAATAGTATTGAATTTCAAATCTTGCAAACAAGAAAAATTGCAAGAAAAGCAGCTTTAAGAGCAGGTGCTTTAAGAGAACTTCAACGAACTAAAGGTTTAGATATTGAAGAACGAATTAATAAAGTTTTAGAAAGAAGAGTAAACATTATGGGCAAAATGGGCTTTGGAAAGAATGCTAATCCTCAAGGAGTATTTGCAAGTAGAGGAGGTATGGGAGGTCGAGTTAGAGGTGCTGGTAGTAGTGCTTTGATTGGTGGTGCTTTCCCATTCTTATTTGGTCAAGGAGGTGCAAGTGCAGCAGGTGGAGCTTTAGGTGGTGCTGCTGGTGGCTTTTTAGGAGGAGGATTAGGTTTTGGATTATCTCTTGTTGGTACGGCTATTGGCTCTGCGATAGAGAAGTTTGACAAATTAAATGAAAAAATTGCTGTTGCCAATGGAAGAATGAAGGCAATGGGTTTTGAGTCGGGATTTACAAGACAAGAAATAGAAAAGATGGCTAAATCATTAAAGATAACTAAAGACGAAGCTGTTCAAGTTGCGAGTACTTTTGCACGTTTTGGGAAAGAAAGAGCATTAACGTTTGGAGGATTTTTTGGAGCAGATACGGCTGGATTTGATGCTGTCGCAAAGGTTAGAGATCAAGCAAGTGCTTTGGCTGCTATACAAACACTTTCTAAAGATATAAGTTTTGAAAAACAAAAAGAATTGATTGCTTTAGTAAGAACAAATACGGCTGTTCAAATACAAATCAAATTGCAGACAGTTTTATTAGAAGTACAAAAACTAAAGCAAATGGAATTAATTAAAGAAATAGGTTTACGAGAAAGAATACTTAACGTAATAAGACGTACTTGGAATGTTATTGCTCAATTTACTACTCCTGGTTTAATGATTGCTGGCGAAACTCCTGCTCAAAGGGTTGCCAGACAATTAAAAGAATTAGAAGAAAACTTTGCAAAAACAAAAGCATTAATAGATGGTGCAATGGCTGAAATTGGTAGTGTTGATACTAGTATCGATTTAATTAGTAATTTTGATAAATTACCTGAAGTTATTCGTCAGACAGAAGCTGAACTTATAAAATTAAAAGACCCAATGTTCCAAGTGATTGAAGCTTCAAAAGCAATAAGTGGAGCATTTAAGGAATCATTTAAAGGAATAATTAGTGGAACAATGAGTGTTCAAGAAGCATTTGCAAGGATGTTCCAACGTATTGCAGATCATTTCTTAGATATGGCAGCACAAATAGCTGCTACTCAGTTACAGAAAGGGATACTAAGTATGTTTTCTAAGTTTGGTAGTCCTTCTGTAGGAACTCAGGTAGGTGATATGATTGGAACTTTTGGAGAAGGAGGGCATGTCGCAAATGGCATTAAATCTTTCTCTACAGGAGGTTTAATCACCAGACCTACTATTGGCCTCATAGGAGAAGCGGGAGAAGATGAATACATTATTCCTGCTTCTAAGATGTCAGGGGCAATGGAACGTTATTCAGCAGGTGCTAGAGGTCAAGCAGTTATCCCTGGTGGTGGAACGGTTGCTTCTGGTAGTGGTGTTAGTAGTACTCCTACTGTTGTTAATTACACAGGTCCAGTCTTATCGTTTAACTCTGAAGCTTATGTTCCTAAATCTGCTATTCCTGAAATCATTAATAGTGCTGCAAGACGAGGTGCTCAAGAAGGAGAATCAAAGGTCTTTAGCAAACTTAAAAACTCTCGTAGTCAACGTTCCAGAGTAGGTTTATGACAATTACAACACTTGTAACATTTATTCGTTTAACAAACGCAAAGGGAGAAGTAGAAGATGGATTTCTGTATCAAAATGGAAAACGTGATGATGTTTCTAAGTCACTAATAACTGATTCAAGAAATATTGATACTGTTGATTATGTCAAAGATGATGAAAATGCCATTTTATATCAATCAAACAATGCAAAAGCAGCAGAACCAGAAATTCCAGCAGAAAATTATTATTATCTTCCTTTTCTTTATCAAGGTGCCAGTAAAAATAGAAGTGGCGATAACCTAGAAGCTGCCTTGGTTTTTGCTAATAATATTTTGGCAATGAATAGAGCCAGAGAAGTTGTAACAAACAAGTGGCATGTAGAAGTTAGTGTTTGTGTTGTTAATCCTGAAACAATGGTTCCAACAAGAACATTAACGAGTGATACATGGTTAGCAGCTTCTTTGTCCTATGACAGCGAAGTGATTGAGGTTCTATTATCTTCTGCTATTGATGCCGTTGGATCTAATGCTCCCAATCGTATTTTGACCAGTGCTGTTGTTGGTGCGTTACCGACAAGTAGTCAAATACAAAATATATGAATCCTATCTATTTAATAGGGATGCCATATCGTTTAGGTGCTGACCCTGAGAAGCATCGTGCGGCTGATTGTTTAACATTATCAAAAGCAGTTCTAAAGCATTACGGTATTAAAAGTCCTTGTCCTACTAGAGATTGGTATAGACGGTTAAGGAAAAATGATTACTCAATTTTTAGGGAACAGTTAGAGTTATGGGGAATCAAGACAGAACGTCCTAATATAGGTACTGTTGGCCTATGTAAATCCGAGAGGGGATATGGATTGGCAGTTTATTTCGAGGAAGGATGGCTGAACATAACTTCATACGAAGGGTCGGCGGTGACATGGAACCCCGTAGAGGCATTACAAGTCGAAGAGTTTTATTGCCCCAAGAAGTCGAACTATGTAACCTCTTAGGTTTATCAGAAGAAGAGTATTGGTTTTTTGTAGATAAGACAGAAAATTATAACGGTCAAAGATCAGAAGCTTACGATTTAATCCCTAATATAAGGATGGACCCCACATCCATATTAGTCCAGCTTGCTATAGGAATTGTTTTAACGGTTGTCTCTTATTTGATGACACCAAAGCCAAAGCAACCAAAAACTCCTCCTTCATTAAAAACAGCCGATCAATCTGGTGTTAGACGATTTGCTCCTCAAGCAGGTTTTGGTTCAGTTCAGGAATTAGCAAAGTTAGGTGAAACAATACCTCTTGTTTTTACTAAAAGAGAAAACGGGCATGGTGGCATAAGAGTTAATACAAAACTGATTTGGTCACAGATGTTAAGTCAGTGGACAGGTCAACAGTTAAAGGCTTTATTTTTAATATCTAATGGAGAAATAGAAGAAGAGCCAGATTTTGCTGGTTACGCTATCGGTGAAACAACATTAGCTAACTATTCAAATTCAAAAATAGCTTTATATAGCAAGTTAGGAGGAGGACGTATTAAAGAGTCGGATAGATATGAAGACCAAGGCTCTTTGCCCCAACAAGGATTAGAGATAGAGAACCCTGTAGAAGATGTTTTTTCTGTTATTTGGACAACAGAAACATGGAAACCTAATGTGATGTGCGGAACAAGATCACCAAGAGTACAAAGTCAATTTGGTGCGTTTTCTCCAATGGCTAATGCTATGAGATTTATGGTTCCCTACGAACTGGTATTGGTAGGAAAAAATTTAAAACAAGACAATAAAGATGATTTATATAAAAAAAGAACCAAAATCGCAACAGCTTTTCCTCGTTATGCAGCGATAACAGCCCCGCCTGAATCAGACGGCAGTGTAGACAGTCGAGTTACTTATACAATTTCCTCTTTAAACCCTGCTCTGGAAGAGCATTTTGATGATGAGTTTGATCCTTGGGGGATGGAAGATGTTAAGTCTTCTGTTGATGCTGATCGTATTAATGCAGATAATAATTTAGCAATAGGAGATTCTTATTTAATTGGTTCGGCTCTTGCCTTTTGTGAAAACGTTACCTATACACAAGATGCAAAAATATGGATTCCAGACACAGAAACCACAGTTACAGCAACATTTAAAATTACAGATCAAGGGATTGTTGATCTAGCTAAAACTGTCGATCAAGCTCATCATCCTTACGAATTAACTGTTATTCAAAGGGCAGCTATTGGTACGATTTCTAATAATATTAATTGTGATGTTACTGAAATAGGCATTAAATCAACTGTATGGAAACAGATTACAGGTTTTGCTAATGTTAATAGTCATCCAGGTCATGTTAATTATGATCAACCAGGTACAGTCAAAAACTATGAAGATGATGATGGTAATATTCAGCTAGGACAATTATCTAAGTATGTAAAACGATATAGCTTTTTTCATTTAGAAGCACGTATTGCAGGACAAAACCCTCCAGCTAGTTGGACTAATATTGATGGTGGAATACCTTTTGCTGTAAGAGGAACAGCTCCTCAACCACAATATAATTTTGTAAGAATTGTCCATAGCCGAGCTAATCAATATGAATTTAGATTTGTACCTTATCCAGGTAATTTAGTGCAACGAAATTTACAAAATAATGCCTTAATGATGATTAGACTATTTCAAAAAAGTATAACAAGTGAAGTTGCAGGTCAGGGAACAGGATTTACTGTTTACTACTCAGGAAAATTAACAAATTTAACAGGTAATCAGGCTAGTAATTCTGAATGGTATTTAGGAGAATTGCCTGAAGTAACAAGTGAAAATTCAATTGTTATGAGTTTCATTGAGGATAAACAAGGAGAAATCCCAGTTAGTACAGGATGGCAATTAGTCGAAGAACAAAATTACGCTAAAGGAGGAAGAGGTAATCTTCAAGTTTTATCTGGTGCTTATTTCCATAGACCTTATCAAAAGAAAGCAGGAAGAAATGGGTACAACATTAACCTTCACATGTATTACAATGGCGAAAAAATTGGTCAAATAAATAAACATTATAGAGGTTCAGTAAATAACAAATGGGCTAGTGATAATTTATGGCCTAGAGATATAACTGAGATTCTTGATAATGAAATTTGGTCTATAGAGAAAGATGGTTATCAATACAGAACTGGAGAGATTAATTCAGGTAGTACAGATTTTTGGGCAAACTCAACGGATCAAAAGTTTTCTGTTAAAAAATACCAATGGGATGATGTAACTGGTGCGTTTACTCAGACAGATAATGTTGCTACGACAGTTATTTCTGGGGTTGATCTTGCAAGTAGAAGTCCTAGTGGATTAACTCTTACAGTTAATGTTTACAATAACAATCCTTATGGTGTTTCTTGGCAGATAAAAAATGGAGGTTCAGGATATGCATCAGGTGATGTTGTTAGATTTACTGTTCCTGGTAAAGGATCAACAACCATAGATACGGTAGTTTTGACAGATAGTGGATCATTAGTTACTGATGCTCCTTGGCCTGAAGGCAGAAATTTAAACCCTTACGATGCTGTTGCTGATTTCATTAGATATGATGCAGAGCGTTCCAGTCATTTAGATGGTCCTGAACATGAAATTGCATATTGCAATGAGCATGTCTTAAAAAGTGATATTGATTACGATAGTTTGGCATGTGCAGGATTAAGGCTTAACAGTTCAAAGGAATGGAACTCTTTTTCTCAGTTATCTGCTTACGTTAAAAAAGGAATTAAAGTTGAGCGTTTAATTGATGGTGGAGAAGGAGCAACAAACTTATTCCCTGAGATTGCTTATGCCTTGTTAACTGATCCAACAATCGGTGCAGGTGAATTAATTGGAGAATTATCTGTTGATAAAGAACGAATGAAAACTGCTGCACAGTTTTGTAGAGCAAATGGATTCTTTTGGGACGGTGTTATTACTGAAAGCCAAAATTTAAGAGAGTTTATTTTTCAACAAGCTAGTTTTTGTTTATTAGATTTTACGATTTTAGCTGGAAAGTTTTCTTTAGTTCCTGCTGTTCCTTATAACAAAACAGATTACACAATTGATTATTCAGCAAATCCACCAATTAAAGCACTGTTTACTGATGGCAATATTAAAGATTTAAAGGCCACTTTTTTAAGTCCAGAGGAACGTCAAATTTTCCAAGGTCGAGCTATGTATCGACATGAAACAGAAAATGGTTTCCCAGAAACAAAAGTAATTGAAAAAGGTTTATCAATAGGTAGTCTTGATGATCCTATCGAAACATTTGATTTATCTAATTTTTGTACGACAGATGATCATGCTGAAAAATTTTTAAAATATGCTTTAAGAGTTAGAGAATTGGTCGATCATGGAATTAAATTTTCAACAACTCCACAAGCAGCAATGCACTTAGCACCTGGAGAATATTTTAGATTATTTTCTGAGTCAACACATACCAGTCGATTTGAAAATGGTTCAATCGCTTCTGATGGAACGGTTCAATCCATAGGATTAGATACTTTAACTGATGTAGATATTTTCTATTGGAGGCCAGGAATGCTAGAAGTTAAACCTGCAAAATTAACAGTAACAAATGGCAAAGCTAATGATGCTACCTTAAATAATAGTGTTTTCACAGTTCAAAAAACAAACACTTCAGACCGTGTTTATAAAGTCGAGTCATTAAGTTATGGAGAAGAGGGTTTAATTGAAATCGCAGGAAGTCATGTACCATTAACAGCAACTGGTTCGCTAGCTATTCTGAATTGGGACGATAGTGACTTTACGTAATGACTGATAGGCCTTTCCCTCAAAACATCGCTCCGAGTAGTCGATCTTTTACTCCCGGTGAATATCCTCAGACTGTTTTTGAAGCTCAAAACGGTGCAAAGAGTGTTATTCGTTATGGAAATAAACAAGTTAATGCAACTTTAACTTTAGGTTTTACGAATATTTCTGATGAAAATGTAATGAGTATTCTTTATAACTATAAAAATGTAAACAGTGAATGGAAATACATAACCTTTAGTAAATCAAAAGGATTGCAAGGTGTAGAGCATAGTGGTTTAGCTAATACGATGATTAATGGAACTTCTAATTACCTTGAATCTCAATTAAAATGGAGATATTCTGCACCTCCTAGCGTAACAAGTGTCCAACCTGGTATAAATAATGTCACTTGTTCTTTTGTTGCTTGTCTCGATGGGGACTAGAATAAAGCAAAGGTTTTTTAATTAAGGCAGATGGCTGGTTTTTACTCAGGTCAAGATGGGCGTTTAATCGTAAACGATAGTACCGTTGCAAAAGTACGTTCTTGGTCTTTTACTGCCAATCAAGCTGTTCTTGAAACCAGTTCTTTAGAAGATACTGATCGGACATTAATCCCTGGAATCAGGAGCGTTACAGGTAGTTGCAGTCTTTACTACTATCAAGAAAATGCTGGAGGAACAACAGATACAGGCACATTGCTATCTAATTTAATTACTGCTAACAGTGGAAGTGGAGGAGAGCAAGGTGGTGGAACAAAAAGTACAGTCAAGTTTGAACTAAAAGTATTAGACGGAAATAATAATCGTTCAATTACTTTCTACGCCTATATCACAAGTCTTTCAATGACTAATTCTGTAGGAGAAGTTTTATCTGCTGATGTTAGTTTTGAAGTTAATGGAGCTGTTACTGGACTTGACTTCTAAATGGCTATTTATTTTGGCTCGACAGGTTTTGTTGAAATAAAAAGAGGTAATAGCCGTGCTTTTACTTCTTCCTTAGATCCTGCTGATGTTAATACAACAAAGAAAAGATTTAGTGTTGATTTTTCGAGTGGATCAATACTGACAGGAGATCAATTAAAGATTGCAACAAAAGATGGTTCAAATTTAGAGTTAGTTTCTGGTCATAATCATCCAGATGGTCGTTGGTACGTTCACATTGATGATGCTGGTGGATTGAAGTTATATAACAGCTTTGCTCCTGCTTTAGCTGGTGATGCGTCTACTGCGTTAGCTCTTGTTACTCCTTCTTCCACGAAAGATATAACCGTTCAAAGTCAAGGGACAAGATATAGAACTCTTGGTAAAGTTCGAGAATTTGAAATTACAACGACAAGAGATACCGTTGATATTAATAGTTTAGGTGAGGATTTTAGGCAGAGATATGAACGAGGAATGATTTCTGGTCAAGGGAGTATGCAATGTATTTGGCAACATCGTGTTTTCCAAGGAGATACAATTGCTATTCTTGAACCTGAATTTCCCATCTATTTAGCGCAGTTAGCAGTTCGTCTTGAACAAGGAGCAGATTTCTTAGGTAGATTTTTTATTTATCACGATCCAGCACAAACAAAAACAAGTGTTTGGTATGAAGCTGAATGTTTTGTTACTAATGTTGCTATTAGTGTTCCTGCTGCTGGAGTTGTAGAAGCATCAATTGATTTTGTGACGACAGGTAATATTGCATTACATACTGGACAACCACCAGCGTATCTACTTCAGGAAAATACAGATAAGATATTGCAAGAGGATGGACAAGGTATTTTACTTGAAGACCCAACCTCTTAGAATGTCTTTAAAGGTTTTAATCATGCGAGGTAGCTGTGGCTGATCTACAAATTACGCAATTACCAAGTATTGCGTCAGGAAGTGTTGCAGCAACCGATCCATTAGCGTTAGCAGATGTCAGCGCAAGTGAAACTAAAAAGGTCACTGTTAAAGATTTAGTTGCAAGAGGAGTTGCTGTTATTGATGCGGCAACGATTCCTGCTACGGCACTGAGTTACCCATTGTCAGCAGGGCAAATTGTTACAGCCACGCTTGCTGATAATGCAGTCACTGCAGCAAAGATTGCAAATACAACAATTACTGCTTCTCAAATAGCAAATGACACAATTACAGCAACACAGATTGCTGCAAATGCTATTGGTTCAAGTGAGTTAGCAGATAGTTCAGTTGATACAGCAGCTATTGTTGATGCAAATGTAACAACAGCAAAGCTTGCTGCTAATGCAGTTACAACAGCGAAAATTACAGACGCTAATGTTACTTATGCGAAGTTAAATTTAAGTGATGGAGATATACCTGGAGCAAAAATTGCAAATGTTGGAATTACAAATCAAAAATTAGCTGACAATGCAGTCGGGTCAAGGGTCTTAGCTGATAATGCCGTTGATACAGCAGCGATTGCTAATAATGCTGTTACTGCTGCAAAGATTGCTTCAGATACAATTACTGCAAGTCAAATAGCAGCAAATGCTATTGGGGTATCAGAATTGGCAGATAATGCTGTTGATTCTGCAGCAATTGCCACGGATGCGGTCACAACAGTCAAAATTACAGATGCAAATATAACAACAGCAAAGGTTGCAAATCTAGCAATCACAGCAGCCAAGATTGCTAACGATACAATTACTGCTACTCAAGTTGCTGCTAATGCAATAGGAGCTAGTGAACTTGCTGATAACTCAGTAGATACAGCAGCCATAGCAACGTCAGCAGTCACAGATGCAAAGGTTGCTACTGGTATTTCAGGCACAAAAATAACTGATGCAACGATTACAGCCGCCAAATTAAATACATCAAATCTTGATCGTTCGTTAAATGTAGCTAGTGGAAATTTAGGAATCAATAACGCTGTTACTGGTGGAGCATCAGCACGAAATGGAATCACATATAACGCTCAAGGTTTAATTACAGGAACGGCTGCTTTAGTTGCAAGTGATTTACCAGAAGCAACAACGGCTGCTGTTGGTGCGGTTTCCGTTCCAAGTGCAGGTGGTTTATCAGTTACAAATTTAGGTGCAATATCAATTAATAATAGTATTACTGCATCAACACGATCAGGAATAAGTTTTAACGCTTTAGGTTTAATTACAGGTACAACTGCACTGGTAGCAACAGATTTACCTGTAGCAACAACAAGTGCTATTGGTGCTATCAGCGTTCCAGCAGGTAGTTCCCCTTTAACTGTTTCTGGTGCTGGTGTTTTATCTATTGCTAATAGCGGTGTTACTAGTGGTACTTACGGAAAAGTTACAGTTTCAAGTCAAGGATTTGTTACTTCAGGAGATAATTTAGCGGCTGGTGATATTCCAGCATTACCTGCTTCAAAAGTTACTAGTGGAACATTTGGAACTTCATTTATTACAGATGATGCAATCACAATGGACAAGATCGGCAGTAATGCCATCTCGTTTATTCAAGAAGCGCAGCCAGCAATTACAAATTTGCCAACTGGTGTTTATTGGTTACAAGAATCAACAGGGCAATTAAGAATCTTTAACGGTAACAGTTGGTTCTCTGTTGGTTTTGGACGATTAGCAGAAGAAAATCTCAGGTTCTCAGGCACCTTTAATGCCAGTAATGGTTTGATTGTTACCCTAACTTCCTTTGGAACGAGCGCAGGATTTAGTGCAGGAAATGCAATTCCAGCAGGTACAGCAGCAACTACTGGCTGTTATTTCGTATGTGTTGTAGCAGGTAATGGAACAGCAGTTGTACCTTCAACTTCCTTTGATGCAGGTGACTGGGCCTTATGTATGGGTCTTAATGACTGGGATCGAGTTGATACTTTGAGTGGTCCTGGTTCTGTTTCTGCTTTAGATGATTTATCTGATGTAACGATTAACTCTCCTACTGCTGGTCAATTCTTTGAATACGCTTCTGATGGTCAGTGGAAGAATGTTTCTGAAATAGCAGGTGGGACGTATTAACGAAAAGTTGGTATCCTAGAAGCACCTATGGATATAGGTGTCCATCGCTTGTATAAGCACTAGAGATTATGGCTATTAAGATCACGCTGAAAAACAGCGTTGTACAGGATTCTGTTCCAACTACTTCTCATTTAGCGGCTGTAGGGGAACTGGCATTAAATGCCAACATTAATAGCCTCGGAATATATATGAGGGCTAGTGATAATTCAATTGTAAAAATGGCTGGTCCTGGATCGGTTACGACTCCAGCAGCTTCAACAACAGCAGCAGGTATTGCAGAACTAGCAACCTCTGGTGAAACTACAACAGGAACAGATACGGCAAGAGTTTGTACTCCTGCTGGTGTTAAGGCTGTTACTGATGCTGAACGAACCACATCAAATAGCACATATTTAGCAAAGGCTGGTGGAACGTTAACAGGAGTTTTACAGGCAACTGCTGGAAGTAATTCGGCTCCTGCTATTCATTTTGGTGATTCAGATTCAGGAATTTATGGCGGCACAAATACAGTTTCTTTAACTGCTGCTGGAACTCAAGGATTAACGCTTAATAGTTCTGGGTATGTCAATGTTCCTACTAGATTAGGTGTAGGAGTCGCAAGTCCAGATGTAAGTTTTGAAGTAAATGGAGGAGCTGATTCTATAGCGAAGATTACAGGTACAACTACAGCAGCAAGATTAGATCTTAAGACCAACTCACATCATAGATTTATACAAGTTTTAGAGTCTGACGGCGGTTTGAGATTTTATGATCAAACCAGTGCGGGAGAAATGCTAAGAATAGATTCATCAGGTCGATTGCTTGTTGGTACGTCTAGTTCAAGAAATACTGGAGGATCAACAGGTTCGATTCAAGTAGAAGGAACTTCTTATAGTACTTCAAGTTTTTCTTTAACTAGAAATTCTAACGATAGTGGTAATGCCTTTTTTGTACTAGGAAAGGCAAGAGGAGCAACTGTAGGTTCTAATACAATTGTTCAAGACGACGATAATTTAGGAGCAGTCAGGTTTGCAGGTTCAGATGGAACAGACTTAAATAGTATTGCGGCTCAAATACAAGCTCAAGTAGACGGCACCCCAGGGGCTGATGATATGCCTGGTCGTTTGGTATTTGGTACGACAGCAGATGGAGCAGCTTCACCTACAACACGACTAACCATTGATAGTGCAGGTAAGGCTACTTTTACTGTTGATGCAAGTATAAATTCAGTCAGTATTGGTAAAGGTGCAAACTCTGTTGCAGGTAATACTGTTCTTGGAGAAAACGCTTTAGATGCTGCTGTTACTGGTGGAAGTAACACTGCTATTGGTAAAGATGCTTTAGGAGCAAACACAACAGGTGCCTCTAATGTCGCTGTTGGATATCAAGCAATGGATGCATGTACCACTGGTAGTTCAAATGTTGGTATTGGTAGAAATGCTTTAGGGAGTCTTACAACAGCAAGTAATAATACCGCAGTTGGTCATGACGGTTTACGAGAATTAACAACTGGTTATTGGAATACTGGTGTTGGTTATCAATCAGGTATGAATAATACGACTGCTACTGGTAATACGGCTGTAGGTTTTTATGCTTTAAAGGCTAATGTCACTGGAAATTATAATACTGCTATAGGTAAAGGTACATTAGAAAACAATACAACACAATTAAATACTGCGGTTGGTTATAACTGTTTAAACGCTAACACAACAGGAAATAATTGTGTTGGGATGGGGTATCTAGCTTTAGCTTCAAACACAACAGCATCACAAAATACTGCTATAGGAGTTCAAGCATTAGCTACAAACACGACAGGTAGTTATAACACGGCTACTGGTTATAATTCTTTATCTGAAAATACAACTGGAGCTAAAAATGATGCTTTTGGTTATTACGCTTTATGGTC